ATCCACATCCATGACTGTCTTCCGCTTAGGTTAGGGGTTGGTGATGCCGGCGCGCATTTCGTCCAGCGCGGCTCTCGCCATCTCGCCGTCTTCGAGCGCGGTGTTCAGTGCGGTGCGCACTTCGCTGATGGCTTGCAGGTAGAGCCACAGGCGTTCGCGCATCTCGGGCTTGTCGGCCGGGCTGTTGCGCCACGCCAGCAGGCATCGGGTGTCCAGCGCCTCGAAGGCGCCGACCAGCAGCGGATCTTCGATGTAGGCGCGCGCGCGTTCGGCCGCCGCGACCTTGCGGCGCAGCGCTAGTTCGTCGTCGTTCATGCTATCGCCCGGAACCGTTGGTTTTCAGCCACACCGCGGCGTCATCTGGGCTGCGCAGTCCGAGCGCGTTCGGGTCAATGCCCGTCTGCTGCATGAACTTCTGCATCCACATCGTCGGATGGTCCGCGCCCTTCAGCGGCGTGCCGTCCTGCGTCGTAGACGGCCAGTGGTAGCGCCCCCCGTCATACTCGTAGCGCTCCGGCTGGATGCCGGCCCGCCACGCCGCACGGTAGTCATACTGCGGATCGTTCGGGTTGGGCCGCTCGCCGTAGTTTTGTTGGAACTCCTGATACCAAGGGAGCTTGGTGAACCAGTCCATGAAGCCGGCATCGTCGCCGCCGCCGGCACTCTGCCCCAGCAACCCGCCGCCCTGCGGCATCCGGGCCTCGGACCAAGCCACTGGCTTGGCCGATGCCTCATCGTCAAGCAGGCCCATTACTGCACCTCCCCCTTGCGGCGCAGCGCTAGTTCGTCGTCGTTCATCAGACCTCCAGCAGTCCGCGCGGGGCGGGTTTTGCCTCGGCCAAAAGCCCGCCGGTCTGCGGCGCGTCCGGATACCAGCCGAGCACTTGGCCCTTGGGCGACACGATGAATCGGTTGCCCTTCCATGCGTAGACAGCGTTGCCGTACTGTTCGTTATCCGGGCCGCCGGGAACGGGCGTGCCTTCCTTGACCAGCGTCGCCGCCGACACGCGGGGCATTTGCGGTCCAGTGCCGGTCATGACTTACTGCACCGCTCCGTTCGGCGGCCCAGGCTGCGGCATCTGCTGCTTCGCCAATTGTCCCTGCTGGCGCATCGCTTCGCGGTCCCGATCAACCTGCGCCCGGATGGCGGCTTGGTTGATCTGGACCTGATACTTCGCTGACAATTCGGCGCTGCGCAGCGCGATGTCGGCGTCGAGCTTGTCGCGCTCGCGATCGTCGGCGCGCATCATCTTTTCCCGCTCCAGCGCCAGCTTGCCCTGTTCGACCTGCATGGTGACCTGCAGCATGGCCATGTTGGGATCGGGCTGCGGCGGTTGCTGAGGCTGCGGCGGCTGCTTGGCCGGGTCCATGAAGTAGTTGTCCACCGACTTGAGCCCAGACAGTTGAACCAGCTTGGCGTACGTGTTGTAGAGTTCCTTCGGCGAGACGAGGCCGAGCCCACCCATTGCCAGCAACTCCTTCTGTCCCTGCAGCACTTGGGACAGGTAGTTCAATTGCTCCATTTTATTCCCGGTCCCGAGCCCGACCTCAGTCACCAGGTCCATTTCGCTGTTCCACGAACGGGGATCCATCGGCACCCACTGGTTCCGCAGGCGAATGACGCGCTCGGACTGCTGATACTTGGTGACCAGCGCCAGGATCAGCTTGAAGGCGCGCTTGATGCCGGTTTCCGCGAAGACGCGGGCGATCAGCTCGACGCGCTGCTGCGCCGCTGACTGCAGCGCGGCCACGCCCGTGGCGGTCTGCGCCGCCGCCGCCCCGCCCTTCAGCACGTCGGCATCGATGCCCTGAGACAGCTTGCTGACGCCGCTGCGGCCCTCAAGTACGCGATCAACATATTCCAACATTGGGAAGGCTGCCGCGCCAACAAACTGGCTGTTTAGTTCGCCAACCATGCCCGGCGCCTTGACGCGCACAACACCGCCGGCCTCGCTGTTCAGCAGTTCCTGCAGGTTTACTTGCCCGTCCACAGCCCATGTTCGCGGCTTGTTCGCCAGATACAGGCTGTTCAGCATTTGTCTCGTGATCGAAGTCTTGATCTCCTGCAGGTCCTTGACCAGATCGCAGATGCTCAGCCCGTCGAGCCGATGCGGCATCAGGATCGGGCTCAGCACCGCGAACGGCGGCCCGTCGATCTCCTCGGTGTTCAGGACCACGCTGTCGTTGGTGCCGCCGAGCGTGACTTTCACCCACTCAACCCGGCCGTCGCCGTCAATGTCGATGCGGGTGAACCATTCCGTCACCTGGATCAGCCGGCTGGCCCGGTCGCGGCTGTCGCGGTTCACATCCTCCAGCGTCGAGGGATACTGGCGGTGGCTCCGCTCGCCCCACTCATCATCCTCGTCCGCATCCGGCAGATCATCGACCAGCCCCGGATCGTAGCCCTGCTCGATCAGGTCCGACTGGGTGACGCGGCGCCTGTGGCCCTGCCCCGGATCGGTGTCGGATTTGACGCTGGGCAGGAACAGGTACTCTTCGGGCGGCACCGGCTCGATGCGCACGCGGCCGTCCGGTTCCTCATACGTCAGCCGCACGTCATACAGCGGCGTTGGCTGCCCGTCCGGTCCCGGCGGCCCCGGTATGGCCGACTGCTCGGCCGCGCTGATCTCGATAGCGCCGTCCTGCATCAGCAGCGTCAACTGCATCTCGGACAGCCCGCCGAGGTCCTGATGCCGGACCTTCGGCTCGTCCATCCACCAGATCTTCAGCACGCCCAGGCCGCCGATCAGCGCGTCCTTGGTCCAAACGTGGAGGTTCAGAAAGCCTGGGTTGTCCCGCTGAAAGATGAAATTCGCTAAATCTGTCGCCTGCTCCGCAACCGGCTCATCCTCTGGCCCTTGCGGCTCGAAACGGACAATCTCGTCGGTCGAGGCGAACACCTTGATGAGCATCGGGTGGACCCACTCGATCGTCTCCAGGACCTCCCTGGTCACCACCGAAGACTGCCCCGGCTTGGATGCCCAGACGTTCTTGCCCGTGTATCGATCCAGCGCCTCTTGCCGATTGCTGCTCAGCGTTCCAGCATGGCTCTCGGCCGCCGCGATCTCCCGGCCGCAAATGGACTTGATGTCGTCATCGGACAGCGGCTTTGGTGTCATGACCATGCTTAAACCACCCATCCCACATCGGCCTTGAGCGGCTTGCTCCAGTCGTCAACGTCATCGCGCAACCCAACCGCGAGATACCTCATCGCGTCCGCGCTATGCGAGCAAAAATCGTGGAGCGGCCGGTTCTTGAACGCCTTCAGCTTGTCGTCATACTCGCGGCGGTACTGCGCCAGCGCATCGCGCCCGCGCTTGGTCTTTTCCTCATCGAACCAGCAGCGAGGAAGCAGCCCGCGCACGGCGCTGATGCCGTCATCGACGCCGAGCTGCGCCACGACGCGCACGTTCCGCAGGCCGAGCTTTTCCAGCGTGTCGAGCCGGGAAACCCCCGTGCCCAACTCCTTGACCTTCACGTCATGCGGCAGCAGGTGTTCGCCGTAGACATAGCCCTTGTCCTGCAGAACCTTGGCGTAGTGCTCCAGCCCGACGCCCGACGCCTCGTAGTAGTCGATCAGCCGAACCTCTTTGCCGACTCTCTGACAAAACCAGATCGCGGTGCTGTCGCCGATGCCAAGATCCCATGCCGTGGTCACCTTGACATGCGGCTCGGTCGGCATGCGGATGACCCGCTTTTCCTCTTCCGCCGCTTTCATCTGCGGCCCGTAGTAGCTGCCGATGATCGCCGCCACGAAACTGCATTCGAACTCCTGTTCGAAGCGGTCATCGTCAGCCATCTCGCGGCGCGCGCTGTCCAGTTCGACGGGGTCGAGGATGTTGGTGTCGCTGGCCTTGTAAAGTGCGGCGAACCACTCGGGGTCGGCTGTCGTCCGCGCATACTCGTAGATTTCGTAGAAGGCATTCCGGCCCATCGGCGTCCCGATCCAGACCGCCCAGCCGCGCCGGTCAGCTAGCGCCGGCCGGATAATTTCGGACCATAGGCGCTGCGGCATCTGAGCGAACTCATCGAAGACAACGCCGTCGAGATAGATGCCGCGCAGGCTGTCCGGGTTGTCCGCGCCGTAGACGGTAATTCGGGCGCCGTTGGGCAGATCTGCGCGAAGCTCGGCTTGGTTGAACCCAACGCCGGGGATCGGGCGGAGGTGGGCCTGCAGGTAGTCCCAACTGATTTGCTTGGCCTGATTTCGGTACGGCGCGATGTAGGCGTAGCGCGGGCGCTCCAGCGTGCAGCGCAGCGCGCGGTCGATCAGTTCGTTGACGGCGAGAACGGTCTTGCCGAACCTCCTGTGACATACAAGGACGCTGAACCGCTTCAGCCGCCGATGCAGATCCGCTTGCAGCGGACGCGGGCGATAGCCGGTCGAAACCGTGAGGCTATTCGTCGCGATCACGGTCAATGCCGGTCACGACGTTGATGCTGAAGCCGCCGGAGTGGGTCACGTCCTGCTTTTCCTTCCAGCCCATCCGCGACTTGGTCCACCAGATCAGCGCCGCCGTGTTGCCATCCTTGACGCCCTGGTTGAACAGCGTCTTGGCGACCTGGGCATTCGCCTCGATGACGCCGAGGTCCAGCTCATCGCGGTAGTGCAGGCGGAGCGTCTGGACGTGGATATCGAACACCCGCGCGATCTGCTCCTGCGGCGTGCCGTACGCGGCCAGCGCCTTGACCTTGGCGCGGTCGGCATCGGTGGGCTGATGCGGCGGGCGGCCGGGGCCGTCCCGCAGCACCGGATCATCGTGTTTCAAGGGGCGAAAAAACCTCTGGCTACCGCGAACGGTTCCCATCCGGGCTGTCGCTCGCTCATGTGGCGTTTGTTAAAATGCACTACAAACCACCGAGGACGCCATGAGCCGCAAGCTGCACGCCGTAGACGCCAGCGACGCCGCCCGCATCGCTGCGGCCGACCATTTCATCGTTTCCACGATCCTCGGGCGCGGCCAGTACGGCAAGCGGCGGGCCGAGGATTTGGGCGCGGCGCGGTCCCTGCGCGACGCCGCCGGCAAGGACGCCCACGGCCGCCGCCCGATGATTTACGCGGTCGATACCAAGGGTGTTTCGATCTTTGTCGAGTAGAACAGTCATGGGCGCGCAGGCCCGGTAACATTCCACATGAGCACCGTTCCCGTTCCGTGGCGGGCTTTGCATATCTCCCATGCCTTGGCATCGTAATGCGGGTCGCTTGGGAACGGCGGCGCCGTGCGGGCGACCGCATCGAAGGCGACCGGGTAAACGTGTATCGCCGCGCCCGCCACATCGGCCGGGCCCAGGGCGCGGCCGATGTGGCG